GCAAAAGACTTTTTTATTAAATGGCAACAAGCATGCTATGTGTGCTTTCCTTTGATGGTACAGGGTAATTTAAGTGCGTTAACGTTTAGCCACTGGATTAAAGCTAATCAAACAGGGCTCATAGCTGGTGCAGGAGCGGTGCTTATTGGGCACACTATACTTAAACGCTATAAAAACGCTTTATGGTTTCATGGTGTTTCTATAGGAGTAGCAACTTTTGTGGGCGATTTATTAGTTCACCCTAGCCACTTCGGCGGTGTAGTAGGTGAAGCTTTAACTACCGCCATAGGCAGCGGACTATTAGCCACGTTCTGTTTAAAAGCGTCAAAGCATTTTGAAAACTAGTTCAGCTAAAGCTAAAGGTAGACGCCTACAACAATGGGTGTGTACTAAGTTAGTAGAACTGTTGTCCGTGGACTGTGAAGATCTAGAATCACGACCCATGGGCAGTAGCGGAGAAGACATTATTATGGGTGTGCAGACACGTAAAGTTTTTCCTTATAGCGTTGAGTGTAAAAATCAAGAAGCGGTGAACGTGTGGAAAGCCTACGAACAAAGTTCAAGTAACACTAGTCAAAACGCCGAACCGCTAGTTATAATAAAACGGAACAAGTCTAAACCTTTAGCGGTAGTAGACGCAGAATACTTTATAAAGTTACACAAACATGGCTAATACACTAGAAGATATTTTAAAAGCTGGGGGAGGATATCCCACAGACACTCAACCAATGTCCAAGTTTGAGGGCATGCAAGCTGCAAGAGAAATGCAACTTCCCTTACTTAAATTCCTAAGACAAGCGGAATCAGGTTTAGGTGAAGTAGGTATGATGGCGGTAGGTCCTAAAAAGTTTGAAGGGCTAGTAAGCATGATTCCTAAAGTAGTAGACAAAGCAGACAACTTTCAAGATCTACTAAAATTTGACGACCTCTTTATGAAGTTAAACTCAGGCGAACAAAAAGAAGTTGCTAAGTTAGCGTTACGTAGACTAGAAGAAGGACGCGACCGAGCAGACAGTATTTTACGTAGTGATGTTTTAAATAACCCTAACGCCAGTGCTAGGTTAATTAGTAACCTAGAACGTAATAGACAGCACTATAACGCTTTAGGACGTAAAATGGAAGACATACTCGACGGAACTTTTGAACCCCTCAATTTAAGAGGCGGTGGTATAGCTACGTTGATGCCCCTTAGATATTGAAAGAAGAATTATTAAATCAACTTCCTGAGGAAGTACTAAAAGAACACCTAGAACTTAGCGAACGTTTAGCTGAGATTGAACGTATAGAAAAATGTCAAACTAATTTTTTAGACTTCGTTAAAAGCCAATGGCCACAGTTTATTGCTGGTGCTCACCATGCTAAAATGGCAGACGCGTTTGACCGTATAGCACAAGGCAAAATTAAAAGGCTCATAATTAATATGCCTCCTAGACATACTAAGTCTGAGTTTGCTTCACACTTTTTTCCTGCGTATTTAGTAGGGCGTAACCCTAGTTTAAAAATACTACAAGCCACACACACCGCAGACTTAGCGGTTAAGTTCGGTAGAAAGATTAGGGACTTAATGTTAACGGAAGATTTTGAAAAAGTTTTTCCTAACGTGTTAATTAACCCAGACTCAAAAGCTGCAGGTAAATGGGAAACTCAAGACAAGCGTAACCCTAAACTTAAAGGTGAGTATTATGCTGCTGGTGTGGGCGGTGCGTTAGCGGGACGTGGTGCGGACTTATTTATTATTGATGACCCTCACTCAGAACAAGACGCCATGAACCCAAGAAGCATGGAAGACACTTACGATTGGTACACCTCAGGACCACGGCAAAGGCTACAGCCAGGAGGTGCCATAGTTATAGTCATGACACGGTGGAACGTGAATGACCTTACAGGTAGATTATTAAAAGACGCAGCACGTGACCCCAAAGCAGATCAATGGGAACTTATTGAGCTACCTGCTATACTACCTAGCGGTGAGCCTCTGTGGCCAGAATACTGGTCAAAGGAAGAATTAGAAAGTGTACAAGCTACCTTACGTGGCGGACCAAAGTGGCACGCTCAATACATGCAGAATCCCAGCTCAGAAGAAGGTGCACTTATTAAACGTGAATGGTGGAACATGTGGGAAAGAGAAAAGCCACCTAGATGTGATTATATTATTCAAAGTTATGATACCGCATTTTTAAAACGTGAGATGGCTGACTATTCCGCTATTACTACGTGGGGTGTGTTTTACCCTGAAGGTAGCGTAGGTGAACACTATTACGACGGCACAGCTCCACACATTATTTTATTAGACGCTATAAAAGGGCGGTATAGTTTTCCTGAATTAAAAGCCATAGCCCTAGAACAATATCACGAATGGCAACCTGACGTAACTATAATAGAAGCTAAAGCTAGTGGTATGCCCCTTACGCAAGAACTGCGTAATATAGGTATACCTGTACAGAACTTTACTCCCTCAAAGGGAAATGATAAAGTAGCTAGAGTAAACGCAGCAGCACCACTTTTTGAGTCAGGTATGGTTTGGGCACCTGATACTAAATGGGCTAACGAAGTTATAGAAGAGTGTGCTATGTTTCCTGCGGGAGACCACGACGACTTAGTAGACTCAACCACTCAAGCCTTACTGCGTTTTAGACAAGGTGGCTTTGTCAGATTGCCTAGCGATTACGAAGACGAAGAACTATATCCCAAACGAAAAATAAGTTATTATTAACACATGGCAATAGAAAAACAAAATCCTATGGAGCAAATGGTAGTAGAAGCACTACCCGAAGAACTCCAAGAAGCACTTGAAGTCGAACTCCCAGAAGACATGGACATTCAAGGTGAAATGACTTCCGCTTTTGAAGTTGACCCTAGAGGTAATTTAATTCCCCTTTTTGAAGAGGAAGAGGTTATAGTTACTGAACATCAGGTCAATCTTGCGGAAGTGCTGGATTCCTCCTCGCTTAATACATTGGCGAACGAACTACTTGATGCATTTGAACAGGACAAAGACTCCCGTAAAGATTGGCTTGATGTTTTCACTAAAGGTTTAGAACTACTAGGTATAAAAACAGAAGAACGTGAAGAGCCATTCCCAGGAGCTACAGGTGTTCATCATCCTTTATTGAGTGAAGCTGTAACCCAGTTTCAAGCTCAAGCCTACAAAGAACTTTTACCGTCTGGCGGACCAGTCAAAACTAGAATTATGGGCAACGAAAGCCCAGAAGTTGCTGCTCAAAGTCAACGTGTAAAAGAATTTATGAATTATCAAATCACTGAGGTTATGCAAGAGTATGACCCAGAGATGGACAGTCTATTATTTTATTTACCGTTAGCTGGTAGTGCGTTTAAAAAGGTCTATTATGACAATCTTTTAGGTAGAGCTACTAGTAGGTTAGTAAAAGCTGAGGATTTAGTAGTTTCTTACGAGACTACAGACCTTGAAACTAGCCCTAGATTCACTCATGTAGTAAGCATGACAGGTAATGACCTTAAAAAATTACAGAAAAACGGTGTATACAGAGACATATCTATAGGTGAAGCAGGTGTAGACCTAGAATATAACGAAGCAAAAGAGAAAATTGACGAGTTACAAGGCATATCTATGCCCCTTACTGACTATAACGAGTACAGTGTACTAGAATTACACGTTGATTTAGAGCTACCAGACATAGATGACTACGGTTTTGCGGTGCCCTATATAGTTACTATCCTTGAAGATAGTAATGAAATCCTTTCAATAAGAAGAAATTGGGAACAAGGCGACCAACTATTCCGTAAAAAGGAGTATTTTGTACACTATAAGTTTCTCCCAGGACTAGGTTTTTACGGTTTTGGGTTAATTCACATGATTGGAGGGCTAACTAAGTCCGCAACATCAGTTTTACGTCAATTAATTGACGCTGGTACGTTAAGTAACCTACCTGCTGGCTTTAAAGCACGTGGAATGCGTGTGCAAGGCGAAGATGAGCCGTTAAGACCAGGAGAATTTAGGGATGTTGACGTTCCAGGAGGCACAATCCGTGATGCATTGATGCCTTTACCGTATAAAGAGCCTAGTAATGTGCTGGCTCAGCTATTAGGCGTTATTATTGACTCTGGAAGACGTTTTGCTAGTATTGCAGACATGCAAGTAGGCGATATTGGTAGTCAACAACTACCTGTAGGCACTACCGTAGCTATGTTAGAGCGTGGTACTAAGGTAATGTCCGCTATACACAAGCGTTTACACTTTGCTCAAAAGAAAGAATTTAGACTATTAGCTAAAATCTTCTCACGTAGCTTACCACCTGTGTATCCTTATGACGTTCCAGGTGCTTCACGTGAAATTAAACAAGGTGACTTTGACGATAGAATAGATATTATACCAGTTAGTGACCCCAACATATTCAGCATGGCTCAAAGAGTGATGTTAGCTCAACAAGAATTACAAATGGCACAGGCAGCACCACAAATACACGATCTACGTGAAGCCTATAAGCGTATGTACGAAGCTCTAGAAGTTAAAAACATAGACGCTATACTACCGCCAGTTCAAGCTATACCACCTCGTGATCCGATCAGCGAACAACAAGCAGCGATGACAGGACAACCTATCAAAGCCTTTGAGTTCCAAAACCACGATGCGTATATTGCTGCTCATAGTTCGTTTTTACAAAACCCTATGATAGCACAAAACCAAACAGCTCAATTAGCTATAGGTGCCAACATACAAGAGCATCAATCCATGTTATACAAACAACAGATAGAGCAAGTACTAGGACAACAGCTACCTGAACTCGGTAACGAAATACCACCAGAAGTGATGAATGAACTAGCGTTACTTGCTGCTCAAGCTACACAAGTAGTTACAGGTCAAGCTCAGGCTATGGCTCAAGCACAGCAAATGGCACAGACTAATCCTATAGTTGAACTAAAACAACAAGAAATAGCACAAAAAGCACAGTCTGATGCCTTAAAATCTCAAGTAGATTTAGCTAAAATAGAATCAAATGAAGCTATCGCAGAAATGAAGATAGCTCAAGATAGAGAGGAAGCTCTTATGAAGGAAAAAGAGAGCATCCGTAAAACTTACTCAGAACTATTACGAGATGTAAGAAGTTCTGACAACCAAAATAGAGGATTTTAAAATGCCAGGAAAACAAAGAGGGAGAGCACTCTCCGACAAAGATAAAGAAAAAGCTATGAAGCTCATCGCAGGTAACGCTAACCGCAGAAGAATGATGTGCGGTGGTGAAACTATGGTGAAAGGTAAAAAGAAAAAAGCCATGAAACGTGGTGGTAAAGCTAAAAAATAAGGATAACTCATGAAAAAGGTAAACGTAAAAGGACCAAACAGAATTAACTTAGCCAACGGACCAGTAAGAGTAAAAGATATTTTATTCAAAAAGGTTTTTGGTCAAGGTAAAGTTAAAACTCAAGGTACAGGTAAAGCAACTCAAGGCACACAGCACAACGCAAGTTGGAGCGGTAAGCTATAATGGCTAAAGATACGCACAAAACCAAAGACGGTAGAACTGCTAGAAAGGGTTTGTATTACAACATCAATAAAAAACGTAAAGAAGGCAGAAAAATGCGTAAAGCAGGTCAAAAAGGTGCACCTTCAGCACAAGACTTTAGAGACGCAGCAAAAACTGCTAGAAAAGCACGTGGCGGAGAACTAGTTGGCGATCAATACAAACTAGACAAAAATAAAGACGGTAAAATATCTGGTGCAGATTTTAAAATGATGAGTAGAGGTGGCGGTAGTGATACGGTTATGTGTAAAGGTAACGGCATAGCCCAAAAACATAAAGTTACTAAAATTAGCTAATGGCAGAAAAATCCTCAATAACTAGAGTCGGCAAAACAGAGCCCTTTAATCTACAGGTTGCTAGAGGGCAGATAACTTACCATAAAACTCAATTTAAGTTTGGGTTTAATCCTGATATCGATAACGCTTTAGAAACCGTATGGGCACAGGGAGGCTTATACACATATCTATCGGCAGCATCTACTTTATATATTTCAAGTTCTTCTACAGCAGATGATGTAGCAAGCACTGGTGCAAGAACTGCTACGGTTTCAGGGCTAGATGCTAATTGGGATGAAGTTTCAGTTACTGTTGATTTAGACGGACAAAACGGAGTTCAGTTAGGCTCAGCTTCTAATTGGATTAGAGTAAACCGTATAGTAGTTAATACTGCTGGTTCAGGCGGAAAAAACGCAGGTGTACTTTATGTAGGAACAGAATCTGCACCTACTCTTGGTGTACCTGTCAATAAATACGCAACAGTAGCTATAGGAGACAATCAAACACTTATGGCTCTTTGGACAGTTCCGAGAGGCTACACCGCTTATCTAACACAAACAGACATAACGGTTGCAACAGAACAAAATAATAAGTATGCTATTATTAGTTTATTAGCTAGACCTTACGGTGGTGTTTTTAATGTAAAGGATAAATTTGTAAAAGAGTCTAGCTCTCATCATCAACAATATGAGTTTCCTTTAGCATTCGCAGAAAAAACAGATATAGAAGTTAGAGCCATAGCAAGCTCATCTGCTGCAGATTGTGCTGTTTCTGCTGCTATGGATTTTATCTATATAGAGAACCCTTAAAAATTGTGTATTGTAAAAATTAAGTTATAAT